ACGGCCTTGATAATGTAAATAACCATTTACAGATTCTTCTTTTTGAAAAGATCCAGATTTACAGAACTCTTCAAGTAATTTTTTAATAATACTATAGTCATCACAAATTTCACAAGAAAGTGTAAAATCAAATTTGTATAATTTAGACATTATAAAATACTATAGATTTTAAAAGTTATAGTTTAATTTTATCGATATCGAGAAAATTAATTTCTATAAATAAATATATATGTATGAAACTATCGAACAAATTCACAAAGAAATATATAATTTTATGAAAATTATTTTCTATGCTATAGTATAAAAATGCCAACTAAAACTATTACACGTAAGAAGAATCCTAAAGCTTATAAAAGAGTGACTGATTATAGAAAAAGAAGAGCAGCTAATTTAGCAGCATATAGACGTAAGAAAATGAGATTTCAAGCTAAACGTCGTCCATTTGTAGAAATTAAATCCAGGTCACATTATGATTTATGGAAAACGTTTGGAGGTTCAACTACTTTTCCAAATGTAGATACAATTACCGATCCACAGGTTGGAGAGTATATGATAGATTCACAAGATCAACCATTAAGGTCTAAAATGTTTCCAGTATGGTCTTATATGAATCCAGTTCAGGGTGTAACAGAGCAAGATATGTTAGGGACTACTTTAACTGCCAAGTTTTTAACAGCTAAAGTTAATTTTAGATTTCCACAAATAATACAAACAGTTAATCCAAAATATTATATAATTCACGGATGGGTTAAAGTTCCTATGAATCTAACGGAGTTTACAACACCTACACGTTCTGGATTAACAAGGTCACAGTTACTTCAGCATATTATTCAACACGTTGATCGTGATTTTAATCAAGATGGAGATGATGAGTTTTTACAATTTAAACAAGCAACTAATAAAGATTATATAGTATTAGGTAAAAGATTAGTAAGACCTAATCAAAATAGATTACAAGTTCAAACTCAAATAGTATCAGGGACTCAGACTGATGTATTAGGTAGATTACCTGAGCAACACATTACATTAAAATGGCCTATGAATAATCGTAAGATTAAGTATGTTAGAGGAACAGATTCAACTATGACAAGTTCAGCACCGTTTTATTATGATAATAAAGGATGGTTACCTTTTATATATTACTATTGTCCTAATGTAGGTCAAATAGCTTTATCACCTGGTACAGGAGATCAAAAATCTCCACATATATCTTATAATGATAAGTTTTGGTTTAGTGACAGTTAAATAATCAATTTTAAACTTTGGGTGACGTGGCGTGTATAGCATATATCAAATGACTCGAATACAATAATCCCGTAGGGATTTCTGTCTCGGATCGGCTTGATGTTTCCTATGAGACTCCTTGGGGGCCCCAATCATAACTATTAAGAAGAATCCAAGAAGGTCCAAGAAGGTCCAAGAAGGTCCAAGAAAGGTCCAAAAACTAATTTAATTTTTTTTTATAATTTTAATAATTTTATAGAGTAAATCCGAGCTCTCCCTAGAGATTTAATCTTGAAAAGATGCGAGGAGGTCCAAAAGGTCCAAAAGAAAAAGTATATATATATTATCTTCGAAGTATTACAGGGCGCTAGCCCGCCGAAGATAATATATCACACAATACCTTGTGCTATGTCGTATTTTTCTAAAGACATAGATTCTTGGTTTACGGTCCAGACTTTCCAACGGTCTGGAGACATTAGAGTAAAACAAGGTAGCATATTTGAAAATATCCAAATACAGGGTCTAGTAAAACGTTTTTTACGTCCTGTATAACGTTTGTCATAACAAACGCCATTTTTAATAATTTCAATACCACTATAAAAATCACCAAGTTTATCTTTTTTCATACCTCTTGGTAAATCAATAAAGTAAGCTTTTTTAGAGTGATATGAATATACCCATTGGAATATATCATCCATAAGTCTGAAAGGTGGTATTTCTTCAGCTAAATCATTCCATTCTAAATATTCACAAAAAATGGATTTTCCAATATTGCCAACAGGATCATAAATCATATTTATGGTTCTGTCATCATAAACTAAACAACTGTCTCTAACTTTAACTTGCCAAGGATATAATTCATGAGTTTCAAACTCAATTAACTGTTTAGTTTTGATAGGAGCTACTTCATGTAGTTCCCAAGGCCCTGAATGTCTAGTGTATTCTTTTGTTACATAATCATCATCAGTACAGTTATTAGAAGTTGGCGACCAGTGGATCCCCTTTAATGACACAGGAGTCGCCTTAACTAATTGATTTATAGTTAATTTGTTTTTTAAAGATACACGGCCTTGATAATGTAAATAACCATTTACAGATTCTTCTTTTTGAAAAGATCCAGATTTACAGAACTCTTCAAGTAATTTTTTAATAATACTATAGTCATCACAAA